TTACGATATTCTTAAGTGATTTAATAAGCCAAGTAGGTGAATACCAAACAATAAAATCAGAGGCAAATACATGGTGGGATATGATAGGTGTATTTGTTTTCATTGTAGTTCTTTTTATGCTAGGGTTTACGTCTAAATTCAAGTTTACAAAAGATTAAAATAAAATAATTTGAAAATAAGTGCAATTATATTTGGTAGTGTCGTTTTAATTTCGTATGTTAGCGTTTTATTATCATATGAATGAGATTAGTTTTAAGTTTCCAGCCTCTTTAGGTCACTTTGATAACCGAAAATAAGGGGTTGGTTTTAAAAAAAGGATAAAACAATGGAAGAAATATTAATATCGATAGTAGGCATAATATTTGGTTTTGCGCTAGGACTCTTAATGATAATTGTAATTGTGAAAAGTGTACCTGCTAATCCTGGTTACGACGAATGGTTAACAAACGATAAGGCAGAATATCCAGAAGACTATAAATAAATAAGATATGTTTCAAGTAAGTAACAATACATACATAGAAAGAGGTTATTTAATAGAGATAGATAACGATGGTGCTAAATGCCATATTAAACTAACTCAGGAAGATTCAATAAACTTATGTTATCAGTATATATTTACACTTACTGGAACTTATCACGGTCAAGAAGAAGACTTAGTAGATGATTGCATTGATATGTACGAAAGGAAAGCATTAAATAAATAACTTAAAAATGGATGTAGGATATTAAATAAATAAAATTATTGGGGTATAACGAAAACAACAAACACGCTGAGTGGTTAACTAAGATTGAAGCTCTATCTATATTGGATAGGGCTAATTCTGTTATATCTAACGAATGTTATTTGCTGTCTAGTGTAGCTGTTGAGTGTGATACTTATAGAACTCAATTCAATTATATAGCTGATAAGTTTAAAGATGATAGAGATGTTTTCGACGCTATAAAAAAGATGACTAATAGGTGTGAGTCTATTGTTGCAGAAAAGACAGCAGAAGGTAAGATAAACGTTGCATTAGGTATATTTATATTAAAGTCTTATCATGGCTTAATAGAAACATCTAAAATGCAACATGAAGGAGGGGATAAAGACAAGCCGGTTGTAGTTGATTATTCAAGACTATCAAGTGAGGCATTAAAAGAAATAGCAGATTTAGATGAGGAAGATAAATCCTAAACAAGCTAAAGCGGAATTATGCAAAAGGGATTTCTTTTATTTCATTCAAGAGTTTTGGAGTATTATAATACCTGAAGAACCTAAGTATAATTGGCATATTGAGTATTTATGTAAAGAATTACAAGGTATTATTGAAAGGGTAGCTAAAAGAGAAGATAAGGAATATGATTTGATTATAAATATACCACCAGGAACGTCTAAGAGTACAATAGCTACTGTTATGCTTCCTGTTTGGGCTTGGGTAATTGACCCTTCTATAAGAAACTTAACAGCGTCTTATTCAGCGTCATTATCAACAGATCACGCTTTGAAGTCAAGAGATATAATACGTTCTGATAAATTTAGAGAGATGTTTCCTAATATAATGATTAAACACGATCAAGATAATAAGACGCATTACAAGAATACTGATGGAGGTGAGAGGTATGCGACTTCTGTTACTGGGACTGTAACTGGTTTTCATGCTCATGTAATAGTTGTAGATGATCCATTAAACCCTAAAGGGGCATCTAGTGAGGTGGATAGAGTAACGGCTAATAATTTCATGGATATTACATTATCTACGAGAAAAGTTGATAAGGCTGTTACACCAACGATACTGGTTATGCAGAGGTTACACGAAATGGATTGCACGGGTAATTGGTTAAATAAAAAAGGCAAGGTTGTTAAACATATATGCTTGCCTGGTGAAGAATCTAAAGACATAAGCCCTAATGATTTAAGGGGTAATTATATTAACGGTCTTTTAGATGTTGAGAGGTTAGATGATAGTGTTTTAAAGGAGTTGAAAATTAATTTAGGCTCTTATGGTTATGCTGGTCAGATAATGCAAACACCAACCCCTGAAGGTGGTGGTATATGGAAGAAATGGATAAAAGCAATAGATGATAAGGATTTCCCTAATGATTTAAGTGATTTAGGTTCTGATTGGGATTTAGCCTATACAGAGAGGGAAACAAATTCAGCAAGTGCTTATGTAACGGCTGGATTAAAAGGTGAGAATATGTATATAGATGATATTGGTTTTGATTGGTTAGAGTTTCCTGACTTAATTAATTATATGAAGGTCAAGAGATACCCACATTACATAGAGGGTAAAGCTAGTGGTAAATCGGCTAAACAAACATTGACTAATCAAGGAATACCAGCTATTGAAGTTCAGGTTGTTGGTGGTGATAAGGTTGCTAGGGCTAAGATTGCTACACCTTATGCGGAGGCTGGTATGGTTTATTGTAGAAGATCAGTTTTAAACAAGCTATACAACGACTCAAAACAAGGAATATTATTATTCCCTAATGCAGAACATGATGATTTACAAGACGCTTTAGTGCAAAGTATAAATAGATTACTAGCAGCACCAAAGATGTTTTTCTTTTAATATAAAATAAAATGGCTAATAGATTTCAAAGAATAATGTCGGCAGCTTTTGGTAATGCAAAGGTAACGTATAATAAGTACAATGAAGCATTTTTTAGCATGATGGGTGGTGGTTTTACCAACTATGATACTAACGGGCAAAGCTATTTAGATAATGGCTATAATGTTAATCCTATTGTATTTAGTGTTATTAAGCAACAAGCGACTAAAACATCATCTATTCCTTATTTCATTAAGAAAGTAGAGGATGAAAAAGCAAAGAACCAATTAAACGTATTAGTAAAGGCAACTAATAACAATCTAACACCGCAACAACAAATAAAGAAAGTAATACTAGAGAATAAGGCTTTTAGTGATGATTTGTTAGAGATGCCGTTAGAAGTGCCTAATCCTTTGCAAAGCTGGACTGAGTTCCATGATTTATATAAGACGTTCTTAAGGTTGACTGGGAATGTGTATATGTATATGTTAAAACCAGAGGATGGAATGAACGCAGGCACACCAATAGCGATATATTTATTACCTAGTCATTTAACAGAAATAGTATTAAAGGCTAAACCAAGTATGTTAGGTGTTGAAAGTCCTATTAGTCATTATATGTTGACGCAAGGTAATCAATATGTGGATTTTAAGGCTGAGAATGTAATACATATTAAGTTTAGCAATCCTAATTATGATGATAATGGAAGCCACTTATACGGTCAAAGCCCATTACAAGCAGGGTTAAGGAATATGCAAAGTTCAAACAAAGGATTAGACTTAAATATCAAAACACTTCAGTCGGGGGGTGCATTTGGGTTTATACATGGAACTAAAACACCTTTGACAGTAGGGCAAGCGAAAGAGGTTAAAGAAAGGTTAACCGAAATGAATACAAGCACTAAGGATTTAGCTAAGATAACTGGTATGAGTGCTGAAGTTGCTTTCACTAGAATATCACTAACAACGGATGAATTAAAGCCGTTTGATTTTTTAAACTTCGACCAAAAGCAGATATGTAATGTATTAGGATGGGATGATTTATTACTAAATAATGATAGTGGTGCTAAGTTCGATAATGTAGATTCAGCACGTAAAAGAGTAGTTACAGATAACATACAGCCTGATTTATTGCTGTTACAGGATGCTTTTAATAAATATTTCCTTCCATTATTCAAAGGTTACGAGAATACAGAAATAATCTATGATATAAGTGAGCTTCCTGAGATGCAACAAGACACTAAAACGATGGTAGATTGGGCTGTACTGTTATTAGATAGAGGTGTAATCAATAGAAACGAGGTAAGGGATATTGTAACGTTCCCACCAGTTGATGATGATAATATGAACGTTCATACAGTTATAAACGATTTATTAACGCTAGAGGAATCGATAGAAGCAAATTTTAATATACAAGATACTACTAATTAAAAAAAATAAATAAATATGGCAATTACAAATAACGGAACAGTAAACAGTTTAGTAAATAGTCAAGTTCCTGACGATTATACAAGACCAACAGTAACAACGTTTACGGATTATGAATATGTGAGAAATTTATCATTATCTGTTTTAAAGGTAACGGTTGATGATGCAGACCCAGCTACTACAATGGCGGCTATAATTGAAGATGTAACCATAGGAATAACAAAACAAGTTGATGATATTTTAGCAGCGGACTTTTTAGCAAGCGCAACCGTAACGGCTTATGCTGATTGGACTGTTTTAAGCACTAATTTAACGGGTGTAACTAAATCAGACCCTTTATTAACAGATGCAGCAGCTAATTTTATATGTACTGTTAAATTGTATATTAAAGCGGCTTAATTGGCTAGTATAACTAAATATCGTCAAAAGTGGCTTAAATACCACAATAGCTATGAGAAACGTGCTTTTAAAGAGTTACGTAAAGTATTCAAGAAATGGAATAACACAGTAGCGGGTATTGAGTTTGTAAGTGAAGATACAATTAAGCAACAATTAATAGCTAATATAAGTTCAGAGGATATGTTTAACACGTATCACATGATTTACTTTAATATAGGTGTTGCGCATGGTTTAAGAGTGGGTAGGTTTATTAATACAGAATTGACAAAGGAGTTTACAATAGATAAATTCATGGAGTTGTTTGAACGTAACCTGCCAATGTTTTTAAGAACGTTTGGAATAACACGTATTCAGCAAGTACATAAGACATATTTAGCTGATGTTTTCCAATTATTCGATGATAGATTAAAAGCGGGTAAAACACTAAAAGAAACGACTAGCGAGGTGTTTAAGGTTATGAAGTCACCACGCTTTTACAGATGGCAAGCAGAAAGGATAGCTAGAACAGAAACAACGGGAGCAGCTAATTATGGAGCAGTACAAAGTGGTGCAGTTAGTGGTTTTGTAATGCAGAAACGATGGATTAGCGCATTAGATGGAAGAACTAGAGATCCACACGCTAGAGCGAATGGTCAAAAGGTAAATGAGAAAGAGCCTTTTAATGTAGGCGGTGAAAGGATGATGTACCCAGGCGATCCAAATGCCAGTGCTGGTAATGTTGTTAATTGTAGGTGTACGATTGCAGTAGTACCAAAAAGAGATAGAAACGGAAGATTAATAAGAATTAATTAAATAAATATTATGGATTTTAAGCAAATAAGTTACGATTTAAAAGAACTTGACGAGCAAAAGGGAGTTGTTATAGCTTATGCTAACGCTTACAACAATGAAGATAGTGATAAGGATATATCAGCACCTGGAAGTTTCACTAAGACGGTATCAGAAAACTATAAACGTATTCGAGTACTAAAAGACCACAACCCAACTAAGATGATTGGAGTGCCTTTAAGTATTGATACAAAAGATAGTTACGGACTATTAACCACTACACAGTTTAACATGAATAAGCCATTAGGTAAAGATATGTTTACAGATGTGAAGTTAATGCATGATAGCGGTTTAAATGCTGAATTATCTATTGGTTATCAAGTATTACAACGTGACCAAAAGAATAAGGCTATTATAACAGAATATAAACTAATGGAATATTCGTTTTTGTCTAGTTGGGCTGCTAATGAGTTGGCAACTGTACAAGATATAAAAGGGATTAAGAAATACTACGGAATAATTGATATACTTATAAAAGGATATGATTTAGATTATTCTGACGAACGATTAAAGCAAATAGAAGTAATATTAAAAGCACTTAGCAACAAAGAGCCGTTTAACGACACTCCTAAGATTGAGCCGCTTATGGATAGTAAAATAATTAACGAATTTATTAAAACATTGTAAAGATGGAATTAAAAGAACAATTAGAGGCTCTTCAACTTAAATTAGAGGGTAAGAGTCAAGTAGAAGTAAAAGAAGCTATTGAGGCTTTTGAGCTTAAAAACAAAGAAGTAATTGAATTGGCTGTTAAAGCTGTTCAAGATGAAATGCAATTAAAGTTAGACGCTATTCAGGCACACGCTGATAAGTTAGACGTTAAACTTCAAGAGAAAGGTAAAAAAGAAGCTGCTAAAGGTGATTCTATTAAGGCTGCTATTACCGAGAACTCTGAGGCGATAATGAAAGTTAAAAAAGGTGGTTCAGTAGAGGTTAAAGCTGTTGGTGATATGGGTACTGGTAATCTTACTGGTGACGAACCTAGAGATTATAACTTTGACGTTGTTATGTTCCCTAATCAGAAAGTTAATGTATCTGATTTAGTTGGTAATGTAATGATTGAGGGTGGTACTTATACATTCACAAGAGAAGTAACAGGAGAGGGTAGTATTTCAGACCAAACAGAAGGGTCTAGTAAATCTCAAATCGATTACGATTTCTTGAATGTAGATGTTGCAACTAACTTCTTAGCTGGTTTTGCACGTTACTCTAAAAAAATGAAAAATAACCTTCCTTACTTGGAAAGTTTCATACCTAGAGTATTAAGACGTGATTATGCAAAAGCTGAGAACGCTGCTTTTAACACTAGATTAATTGCGGAGGCGACTGCATCAACTGAGATTATCACAGGGCAAAATAAAGTAGAAATGCTTATTGCTGAGGTAGCTAAGTTAGATGGATTGGATAGAGATGTTAACGCAATCGTTATGACTCCTGCTGATTATTGGGATATATTAGTTACTGAAAAATCAACTGGTGCTGGTTACGGTTTACCTGGGATTGTTTCTTTAGATGGTGGCGTACTTAGAATTAACGGTATTCCTTTAGTTAAAGCGACATGGGTAACTGCTAATAAGTATTTTGTTGCTGATTGGAGTAGAATTAATAAAGTAACGACTGAAGGTTTAAGCCTTGATTTCTCGGAAGAGGAAGGAACTAACTTTGTTAAGAATCAAATTACTGCAAGAATTGAAGCACAAGTTGCTCTTGCTGTTGAGGACAAATTAAGCATCGTTTATGGTGACTTTACTGCTGTATAGTAGATAATTAATTTACCACCTCTTTAATTAGGGGTGGTTATTAAAATAATAAATAGCAGTAAAAAAGCTTTACCTATTTTAATCTGACGAGATTCAAGCACAAAAAATAGGCTGCTATTAATTTAAAATAAAAGAGATGAAAGTAATAAAGCAATTTTACTGTATTCAAGAAAGGAAAACTTATAGAGTAGGAAATGAATATAGAGGTAAAAGAAAAGATATAAAAGAGTATTTAGAGCAAAAAAAGAAAGTAGTTAAAAAACGTAAATAATGGCATTTATAGACATCATACCACTAGCAGACGCAAAAGTATATCTAAGAATAGATGATACACTAACAGAAGATGATACACAAATCACTCGAATGATTAATGCTGCATTGTCGTATGTTGAGAATTACACTAATCATGTACTATTTGCAC